AGGTATGTTGCGTGGTTCCAGTTTATTTACGGCAACGTTGCAAGTACCAGTGAGCCAATGGAAGTGATCGGTAATTACTCAGCTAATGAGTATGCTGATCGTATTATTAACAGAGTGGAGTGGTGTACAGAATGAGTGACTATTTATTAACTGACCGCGACGGTATTGAAACTATTCGTCGTAAAATCAATGGACTGCGTGGTGACATCGGGTATGACGTTATCAACAGTCCGTACTGTGAGTACTTCGAGGAGCTGGAGGTATTGCTCAACGATGCAGTACATAAGTGTGACGAGATCTCTGATAAGCTGAAGGATCAAGTCTACGCGTACGATGTGACAGTTACACTGACTCGACGAGTATATGTCAAGGCTTGTAACGAGATTGATGCGGAGAATGCTGCTTGCGACTACGCTATAGAGGATCTTAACGCAGACTCATCTTGGAACGAAGATGACATACACGCGTTTCGTGATGAAGATGAAGAGACCACTGACATCTACGATGTGGAGGTGTAAAGATGATTGGCACATGGTACGTAGTACAGAAGTTCAACAGGAAAACATGGGAGTGGGAGGAGCGTGACAGTGACGGCTCTTCCTACAACTCAACACTTAACAACGCAAAATACTTTTGCGATCAACACCACAAAGACGGCGAAGAGGTACGTGTTATCAAAGAGGAGGTAGTTTATGAGCCAGCCTAGAGAATCTTGGGAGATGTGGCACGATGATTATTACGATCAGTTCGAGGAAGAGGATCACGAACAGGACGACATCGATGCCTACAAACGTGAGCGTGACGAGGGCTTGACAGACGATTAGATCCGTGATAAACTCTATCTGTAAAGTCAACAGCAACGTTAAATTTATTAATTGTAATATTACAAAAAACTTTTAAGGAAACGGTAATGAGTATCTCTAAAGATGACATGATCAACGAGCTTGTTGAATATGACTTGGATCATTTGACCTTGACAGAAATTGTTAATATGATCGGTACGTTCTTAGCTGTAGGCTACAGCGAGCTGGACGATGAAGCATTGCAAAAACGTTACGACATGTTAGGAGCAAGTGACCATGCCATTCACTGAGACACATCAACCTTGTCAAGACTGCGGAAGCAGTGACGGGTTAGCATTTAACGACGACGGATCAAGCAAGTGTTTTGTTTGTGACACGTTTACACCGGCGAAGGATAACATACGGGTACTGGGGGACGTTTCTCAGAACACAACCAAGCCATCGTTCAGTCAGACTGAGCACCGTCTCATCACTGCTGAGTACCGTACCATCACTGACCGTCTCATCACTGGGACTACAGCTAAGAAGTATTCAGCGTTGAAGCAGGGCGAAGTTACGACGTTTGGTTACTTCAGTCCTGACGATCCAACAAAGCCTGTTGCTGCCAAGGCACGCAACCCTGACAAGCGGTTCAGTATCATCGGCGATTGGAAGAACGCTGGATTGTATGGTCAACACCTGTTCCCTGAAGGGGGCAAATACGTCACCGTTGTTGAGGGCGAGTACGATGCGTTAGCGGCATACCAAATGATAGGCAGTAAGTTTCCTGTTGTCAGTGTACGCAACGGTGCAACGTCAGCGGCAAAAGACTGTCGTCTCTTCTACGATTGGCTGAACAGCTTCGAGACTGTTGTTATCTGTTTCGATGCTGACGAGCCGGGTCAGAAGGCGGCAAAGGAATGTGCTGATCTGTTTGGTAACAAGGCAAGGATTGTTAAGCACGTCAACGGATACAAGGATGCGTGTGATTACCTAGCCAACAACGACTCAGATATGTACACCAAAGCGTGGTGGTCTGCTCAACCGTATACACCTGAAGGTATCGTTGGTGCTGGTGAGCTACGTGAACTGATCAAGAAGCCACTAGCCAAGGCCAAGGTACAGTATCCATTCAGTGGACTGAACAAACACCTGTACGGCATACGCATGGCAGAGCTGGTGACGATCTGTGCAGGCTCTGGACTGGGTAAGTCTACGCTTCTGCGTGAGATCGTCAGCTCTATCATGGCACAGTCTGAAGACAACCTTGGCTTGATGTTTCTTGAGGAGACACCTGAGCGTACCATGCGTGGACTTGTAGGTCTTGAGCTAAACAAACCTATCCACCTACCTGACTGTGAGTACGACGATCAAGACATTGACCTTGTGTACGATACAATGGACTACGAGAACCGTGTCTATTTGTGGGAGCACTTCGGTAGCAACGAGATCGAGAACGTACTGGGCAGGATGCGGTACTTTGTGAAGGTACTTGGCGTCAGGTTCATCGTGCTGGATCACGTATCAATACTGGTGTCCGACCAAAGTAACGGGGATGAACGCCGCGCACTTGACATGATCATGACTAAGCTGCGAACATTCGTGCAGGAGATGAACATCTGTATGTTTCTTGTCAGTCACCTACGCAGGCCAGAAGGCAAGCAGTTGGAGGACGGCGCAGTTACTAGCCTTGGTATGTTACGTGGCTCAGCGTCGATTGCACAGCTCTCTGACGCAGTCATCGGTGCTGAACGTAACAGTCAGGCTGATGACCCTATCGTTAAGAACACGACCGTGCTACGTGTGTTGAAGAACCGATACACTGGTAAGACAGGCAAGGCGTGTGAGGTGTTCTACAACGAAGCAACTGGACGACTAACACAACGAGATGAAGTTGAGGAGAAACCCTTGTGAGATGTAAAGCGTGTGACGTAGATCTTACAGACTACGAAGCGACAAGACGGTATGCTATTAGCCAAGAGTTTGTAGACTTGTGCAACAGATGCTTCGCTGTTACGCTAGACGACGGTGACGTTGTTGATCGTGCTGATCTACGAACACTCGCAGACATAGAGGAGATGATATATCATGAGCAAGATTGGGAGTTGGATATTGGAACAGGAACAGTTGATGGAGATGCATCATAGACTTCCTAATCCCAAACAAGATGAACTGAACGAGGCGTACTATGAATATCTGTTACTTGGATATCGAAACTACTTTGGATCACTCAACGATCTGGTGTGCCGTTACGAAGGTGAAGAACAACATCCAAGTACACACTGGTCCAGATTCCTTGAGGAGTGTGCTGAATGAAGCAGACCAAGTTGTTGGGCATAACCTTATCGGATTCGACTGTCGTGTCCTTGATACTGTTTGGGACGTACGCATTCCTAGGGAGCGTGTTGTGGATAGCCTCTACCTATCCCGCCTGTACAACCCCAGCCAAGAAGGTGGGCATTCCCTGCGAAACTGGGGATCAATCCTTGGAGGAACAGGAAAGCTCGACTTCACAGACTACGACGGAGGACTGACTGACGAGATGATCGAGTACTGTATAGCTGACGTTGAGCTGACTGAGCGTGTGCATCAGTGGCTTGAGATGATGCTACGCAGGGAAGGTTTCTCTCAGCAGTCTATTGATCTTGAACATCGCGTAGGTTGGATCGTGACTGAGCAAGAACAGAACGGCTTCAAGCTTGACGTACCCTTTGCTGAAAAGTTGATGATGAATCTTATGTTTGAGATGAACAACATCGAAGCAGACCTACAGTCTATCTTCCCACCCATCGTTGAAGAACGTTGGTCAGAAAAGACAGGAAAGCGACTGAAAGACAAGGTGACAACATTCAATCCCGGTTCACGTAAGCAGATATCGGAGCGGCTGCAAAGTCTTGGCGTTAAGTTTGACAAGAAGACTGAGAAGGGGAACATCATCGTTGATGAGAAAGTACTTGAAGGCATCGACAGACCTGAAGCCAAAGCTGTTGCACGTTACATGATGTTGCAAAAGCGAGTAGCTCAGATCGATTCGTGGTTGAAAGCCGTCAAGGACGATGGTAGAGTACATGGTAGAGTGATCACCAACGGAGCTGTGACAGGACGTATGACACACCAATCACCTAACATGGCTCAGGTTCCTGCGGTGTCTGCGCCGTTTGGTAACGAGTGTCGATCATGCTGGACCGTTGACGAAGGTAACGTACTTGTTGGTATTGACGCCAGCGGACTAGAGCTACGCATGTTAGCTCACTACATGGGCGACGAAGACTACACTAATGAAATCCTCAATGGCGATATTCATACGGCTAATCAACGAG